GTGACAAGTTTACGGGCAAGGTAGCACTCGTCTTGATAGACAAGAACAAGGCGGTGAAAGCTAAGGGGGGTAAAACGAAATGTGAGAAAATAGAAGATTGGGTAAACGGCTGATTTGGTTTGAATACCAAAGAGTTATGAGATAATAGAGTACAGAACGAGGATAAAACGAAATGTTACAACCGCTTTACATTTGCGTTACATTCGAGGCTCGTTTGAACGCTGTTTGAATGATAAATGTTACACCTGGGACAAATGGTGGCGATATAGGAAGGTTTTCATGCCACAATGGACGTTTGCCAGCTCAAACGAGGGAGAGGGCAGCACAGGCAAAATAAAAGGGTTTAGACAGGCTCTTGAAGTGGTTTAGAGCATAGGACCTACTATAAAGTTTCCTCTTTATTTTTGTGCTACTCTTAAAATTTATTATATCAAAATATCGTATATAGTTATTATTTTGTATATTTGCAGCAAAATAAGACGATTATGACAAAGGTAATACATGTGCATTTGATACAGGGGCGGAAGAACTATTACTTTGGTTCTATTCCTGCCATATACAGCGTTCTGACGGCTGAGGAGATAGGTATAAAGCAATGCTCGCTGGAGCGTGCAGGATTGAGCAAAGGAGGCGTTGTGTTGAATAAAAAGGCGTGCATCATGGCTGGGGAACTGATCCGGTCAAAAGCTACAAAAAGGAGAGAAGTTTGAACGGATAAAACGCTGATTGAACGATAGTTGAACGGTTTTCGACTGGTATTTGAACAGTTGGAAGCCGTTTTTGCGTTTTGGAGGACTTGAAAAAGGATGATTTTAAGGCTAAAAATGACTTTGGAGTTACACTTGGGGTTACGATTGGGGTTACAGTGTAAAACGAAATGTGTCGATTGGGGTTACATTAGGGGTTACACTTTTTATATGGTTTTGACCACATTCACCCCCCTAATAATGACGAAAAAAAATGGATTGACCCCGATTTTTGCCGTTTACCCCCCCCGTTTATTCCGCATAGCAGGGGGTATAATGCCATTATTGAATGGCACGAATAATTGGGGAAACCGTGTATTTACAGGACTTTCGGGGGCGTATTTGGGTAGGTTTCCCCGTAAAAAGTGTGCGTGCGTCCCATTTCCAGCCTGAAAAGTCATACTTCTATCTCCCAATCTTTATACCCTTGCGCACGCAGGTCATCTATGCGCTTCATGTATGCGCTGATGTCATTCACTAATGGTGCCATGCGGTACTTATTGTAGATACGCTGTTTTTCTTCATCGGTAAGCGATAGTGGTGCGTCGGGGTGTAGCTTATTCCAATATTCTTCAATGAAATAAACGGCATTACGGCGTACATGACTAAACTCTATTTCCCACTGTGGTGCTTGTTTTACCAGTTTCTTATTTTCCATATTTTCTATTCATTAGACAACTAAAAAGGCATCTGTACATATATATAGGAGCCCTTGTCTTTACCTTTTATACCAGTGCATTTTGTAACCTGCTTGTCAAAAAAGAAATAAGCAGTATCAGTTATAAGATTTCCTTGCTCTTTTCTTTTAATGGCGATGGACTTCATAAGCATGTTTTTATCAAAAGTAAAATGAGCACGTGCTATTTTTAACGAATCCTCAATTTGTCGTATCAAAGCAATTTTGTCATTAACTTCTTGTAGTTCTGAATTGATATTTGCTACTCCTGCCCACGGTTTAAGGAATTGTAACCTCTCACTTACTTCACGCTCAAGACTGTCGATAGATTGTTTCATTTTTACTCCTTCTTGTGTTTCATCAAAGGTTAATCTTGCCGGTGTGAGAGAATCCATTCTTATTATTTCAACTTCTTCACCTGCATTTTGCATAGTCTTGAGTCCTTTTTCTATAAGGCTATTAGCAATGTCCTCTTTTGTTTTTTTGCAGGATGCAAGTGTAGCTATAATAGCAAGCAAAAATATTATTTTTTTCATTTTGATAATTAAAAGAATTTGCAAACACATCTATTATATCATGCAATTGATGCGTACGGAGGCTTTAACGAGTGCGAGTGCCGTGATGCGGCGGAAGTCGATGTCGCGAGGGGCGTGTGCGGGGTTCTCTGAACCGAGGGTTACAAACGGCTCGCCCTGCTCGGACTTTCGGATATACTTTACCACAATGTAGTCGTCGCCGTCGATGTCGTATGAGAGGAGATACATTTCACCATATAGCAGGTTATTGATGTCGAGTGGCATTTGCTTATATAATATAATGTCGCCCGACTTGAGAAGCGGGTACATGGAATCGCCAACTATATGGATTGCACCATCGCACTTGGGCAGGTTGGGTATCTTGATGGTGTCGATGATGTTCTGCCGGTTGTTGTCGAAAAGTGCCCGCAACCCTGCTGATGCTTCAAAGTCGTAGAGATATACTACCTGTGTTTCTTCTTTCTTCTCCGTGCTCCGCGGATGGTGTATGGGCTTCACCTCAACTTGTGGTTCTTCCCGTTCAGACTTGAGCATGGGGCCTTTGCCAGTGAGAAGCCATTCGGGAGAAATGTTTACGCATTTTGAGTAAATTGTTTCAATATCAAAGGTATCTCTACTAATCCATGTATTGATTGCTTGTGGAGAAACCCCTATCATTCGGGCAAATTCTGACTTGTTACCGTTTGAAAAATTCCCGATTAAATCTAACAACCTATCTTTTTTACTCATAACGCATAAATTTCTTGCTAAAATATTTGTTTTGTTTATGCAAATTGTTTATCTTTGCAGCGTGTTAATGATATAAACAGCGCCCAAAGATAAGAAAAAAGGGTGTGATTTGCAAATTTTAAGGATTAAAGAATATGAACGAGAATCTTTTAGACAAAGTGAGTACTGAAAATTTGGATGCTCTGCTTGATGCACTGTGCGAGGTAATGAGTGAAATGAGAGGATCTGAGCCAGAAAAGGAAAAACGCTATCGGGACGAGGCATATACCACCTGCATGACACTCAACAGTATAGTCTTCAATCTCTTGAGGAGAAGGCTCAATAAGGAGCAAGGAGTATGAATTGAAAGCGGGCAGCACGGACTGCCGGGTCGCTCCCGCAGGGTTCGACTCCCTGTGTCCGCACTATAAAACAACAATTATAAAAACAAAAATATGGAAAAGAAGATTTTTGTAAGCGAGAAAGCAAAGGCACACCTCAGGAAGGTGTTCAAGTGCACGAACCCTATGGTATGGAAGGCGCTGAATTTCAAGAGCGACAGCGACCTGGCTCGAAAGATACGCTTCACGGCCCTGCGGCAGTTGGGTGGTGTTGCCAACTGGAAGCTCGAAGAGGTGGAAACGACGCATGAGGAAACGGCCCGCACGATGACGCTTCATTTCGGCAAGCGCGTGCAGCTGGTGTATGACCGCAAGGACGGCAGCAGTCATGTGCTCGTGGACGGTTTGGAGCGTCGATGCGAGGAGGGTCTGGGTATACCTGAATTTATGGCATTGACCGACGAGGTGGAACAGATGGCGATGAGCCTGTAAGCAGAAATCGGGATGGAGTACTTCAACAAGATACTGTGCGTGACCTACGCAGAACTGACTGGTGGCACGGAGGCTGTTATCAAGCCTGGCACACTGCGCCAGAACATGAGTCGCGGCAACATTGCCAGCGTTCACCGTGGAGGTGGCGAGGGCGGTCAGGCACTCTACGCATGGAGTTCCCTCCCCACAAAATACAAGGAGCGGTTCATGTCGAAGTACGGCGACCCGGAAGAGAAGATGAAGGAAGCGATGACGAAAGGCCGCATACGGCTTGACGGCGAGGCACGCAAGTGGTATGAGGCGTTCACCTACGAGAAGAACGGACAGGCGGAACACCTGACTGAGAAACTGATCGATGAGTACACCATCAATGCCAGCGTGCTGAAGGAACTGCTGCGTATGATGTCGCAGCGCAGGGCCATACGCCAGAGCCTGAACGGAAGCATGACCGGAGCCTGGGAGGTTATCTACCAAAGTTCGGAGACCATGCGTGAGGAGTACGGGCATACGCTGCCACAGAATGCTGCGAGGCTGAAGGCAAAAATCAAGGCATTCAAAGCTGGCGGTTATCCGAGCCTTATCAGCGGCAAGATAGGCAACAGGAACACGCAGAAGATTACCGACGAGTTCGGGCAGTTGCTGATAGCGCTGAAGCGTTGCAGGGTGCCAGTCTATACCGACACGCAACTTTTTGAAGAAGCGAACAGGCGTGCCGAAACCAACGGCTGGAAGCCTCTGAAAAGTCTTAGCGGCATGAAGCGGTGGCTGAACAGTGCGGCAATCATGCCCTTGTGGTATGATGCCGTTTACGGCGAGCAGGCA